CCGCGATGCGGTCGTCGGCCAGCAGGCGCTCGATCGCATCATGATCGGCTTCCACGGCACCAGCGCAGCGGCGAACACCAACCGGGTCACCAACCCGCTGCTGCAGGACGTCAACATCGGCTGGCTGGAGCACATCCGCAGCGATGCACCGGCACACTGGATGAAGGAAGTCATTCCGGCCAGTGGCAAGGTCACCGTCGGTGCCGGCAAGGACTACGAGAACCTCGACGCCCTGGTGTCGGATGTGACCGAGAACCTGATCGCCGAGGCCGTGCGCGACAACCCGGCGCTGGTCGTCATCTGCGGTCGTGACTTGCTGCAGGACAAGTACTTCAAGCGCATCAACCAGCAGCAGACCGCCGAGAACGAACTCGCTACCGACATCATCGTGTCGCAGAAACAGATCGGCGGCCTCAAGGCGGTGCGCGTGCCGTTCTTCCCGAAGAACGCGATGCTGATCACCACGCTCGACAACCTGTCCATCTACTCGCAGGAAGGCGCACGTCGCCGGCAACTGGTGGACAACGCCAAGCGCGATCGTATCGAGAACTACGAATCCAGCAACGACGCCTACGTGGTCGAGAACTACCTGCTGACAGCGTTCGTCGAAAACATCGTCGTCTCGTAATCACCGAACCCCTCCCCCACAGCGAAGCCCGTCGGCTGGAGAGCCAGCCGACGGTGCCCCGCCGATACCGCGAGAGAGCATCGCCATGCCGTCACCCGCCCAACAGCACCGCCAGCGCATCGCCGCCGCGATGTCCCAGACCGTAGTCGCCGATGCCGAGCATGGCGCCGTCGCCATTGGCAGCGCCTACGCGCTGATGCTGGCCAAGCTCGCCGAGGACAAGCGCGCCCTCAAAGGCATCCAGTCGATCGCGCAGAAGATCGAGGTCAAGCGCTTACGCCTGCCGGAGTACGCGGCATGGATCGACGGCGTGCTGCAGGCCGATCAGCCGGTGCAGGACGACGTCTTCGCCACCGTTATGGTCTGGCGCATCGACACCGGCGACATCCACGGCGCGCTGGTCATGGCCACGCACATGCTCACGCATAACCTCAAGCTGCCCGAGCACTACCAGCGCGACCTCGCCACCCTGGTGGTGGAGGAAATCGCCGAGCGTGCTGGTCTGGCCAATGGCGGCAACGTCACCGCATCCCAGCTGCTGCAAGTGGGCCAACTCACCGAAGGGCGCGACATGCCGGATGAGGTGCGCGCCAAACTCCACAAGGCCATCGGCCTGGCCCTGCGCGATGCATCGCCCGCGCAGGCACTCGACCATCTGCAGCGTGCGCTGCAACTGAACGCGCGACTGGGCATCAAGACGGAGATCACCAAGCTGCAAAAGCAGCGGGCTCTGTCGACGCCGGTCGCCACCTGAGCTCGCCCCGAGCACCGCGGCGGCTCGGTGGACATCGTGTGACCTCTCTCCCACCCGATGCACCACCGATCACCGCCGCACCTATTCCGAACCGCACCCCTGTGAGGTCATGATGTCCGGTCTCGTCGCCACCGCGCCTACTACCGCGCCCGATCCCCTGCGTTCTGGCGACTGGTATCCGTCGATCGACCTCACCGAGGCACGTGCCGTGATGCGCGTGGATGGCACCGTCACCAATGAGCGCCTCACCGAGTGCATCGCGCTGGCCATGTCCGCCGTCGAGGATCAGCTCGACGCCTGGCAACAGCAGCAGGTTGATCTTGGTCGCGCCACGCTCGACAACGTGCCCAGCAAGATCATCGCCGGCACCTCGCGCCTGGTGCGGTTGTATCGCCGCGCTGTCTACGCCAGCGCGCAGGCCGAACTGATCGAGCGCTACCGCGATGTCGACACCACGCACGCCGGCCACGTGCGCGCCGACACACTCGATCCCACCATCGACGACTACCGCCGCAACGTGCGCTACGCCATCCGCGACATGCTCGGCCGCCCGCGTGCGGATGTGGAGTTGTTGTGATCGTGCGCGCCAACCAGGGCGAAACCTTGGATGCGCTGTGCTGGCGCGTACTGGGTCGCACCGAGGGCGTCACCGAGGCGGCACTCGCCGCCAATCCCGGCCTCGCCGATCTCGGCGTCGTGTTGCCGCTGGGCACCGTCGTCAACCTGCCCGACACCGTACAGGCCACGCAGTCGCAGACCGCGCTGGTGCAGCTCTGGCACTGACAGGGGACCACCGATGGCCGAACCGACCACCACCAGCTCCATCGCCCTCGTCGCCACCGGCGTCAGCATCACCACGCTCATTCCCGGCATCGACGGCAACGCCATCATCGGCGCCTTTGCCGGTGCCGCGCTGATGGCGCTGCATGCGCGTGAGGTGTCCATGCGCTCGCGGCTGGCCTACTTCGGCATCAGCTGGATCATGGGTTATCTCGCTGCACCGCTACTCATGCGGCAGATTCCTTTGCAGGAATCCGGCGTCGCGTCCTTCATCGCCGCCGCCATCGTCATTGCCCTCACCGTCCAGCTGATCGAGCGCATCAAGACGATCGACCTCACGGCATGGATCAGCAATCTGCTGCGCCGCGGAGGTCCGTAATGGATCACCTGATTGCCCTGCTGCTGTTCGCCACCAACGCCATCACCGGCGTGCGCCTTTTCCTCTACCGCCGCGAGGGTGCCCGCTACCGACCCATCGTCAGCATCGCCGCGTGGCTGCTGATCGTCTCCACCGGCAGCACGGCGCTAGGCATCGCGCTCGGCCAGTACCCACCCGGTGACATCCACCTCGGCGACCTCGGCATTGCCCTGGTGCTGTGCGTGCTCAGCCTCACCGCCCGCGGCAACGTCGCCGCCATCCTACGGACCCAACACGATGAACAACCCCAACAGCCTGCGCGTCGGTGACCACGGCAGCGACGTCACCGTGCTGCAGACGCGGCTGGTCCGCGCGGGTCAGCCGCTCACCATCGACGGCTGGTACGGCGCCGCCACCGAGGTGGCAGTACGCGCGTTCCAGCGCAGCCATGGCCAGGTCGTCGACGGCATCGCCGGCCCGCGCACACAGGCCGCATTGACCGGCACCATCGATCCGCTCGCACTCACCCAGAACGACATCGACACCGCGGCTGTCACACTCGACTGCGAGTCGGCCGCCATCAATGCCGTGATCGAGGTCGAAAGCCCGCGTGGTGGTTTCCTGTCCGATGGTCGCGTGGTGATCCTGTTCGAGCGGCATGTGTTCTGGCAGCAGCTGGTAGCGGCAGGCATCGATCCGACGACCGTTGCACTGCCGGCGTCGATCCTGTCGCAGCAGCGCGGCGGCTACGTCGGCAACGCCGCGGAATACGCACGCCTCGCGCAGGCCGTCGCCATCCACCCGGAAGCCGCCACTGCCGCCTGCAGTTGGGGCCGCTTCCAGATCATGGGCTACCATGCCACCGCGCTCGGTTACGCCAGTGCAGTTGCAATGGCCACTGCGTTCGGCAAGGGCGAGGGTGAGCACCTGGTCGCCTTCGTCCGCTTCGTCCAGCTGGATGCGGATCTGCTCAAGGCCTTGCGCGCGCGCCGGTGGGCCGCGTTCGCCAAGCTCTACAACGGCCCGGCCTACGCGGCGAACCTCTATGACGCCAAGCTGGCCAGCGCGTACGCGCGCCATAGCGCCGCGCTCAGTGCGACCGCGGAGGCCGCATGACCCTGCTGCGCCAGATCCTGTTCGGCGTCGCACTGATCACCGCGTTGTGCCTCTACGGGTGGATCACCCACTACCGCATCACCGCCGCCGAAGCGCGAGCCACTGCCGCCGAGGCCGCCGCCCGCACCCTACAGGGCCAGCTCGAACAGAAACAAGCCAGCGACCACATCGTTGTGCAGTACGTCGATCGCGTGCAGGTCGTACACGACATCGGCGCCACCCTCACCAAGGAGATCCCCGTCTATGTCACTGCCCAAGCGGATGCTCGTTGCCTCGTGCCTGTTGGCTTTGCCCGCGTGCACGACGCTGCCGCTACGGACGTATTGCCCGGCACCCCCGGAGCTGCTGATGCGCAACCCAGCGGCCTTGCACTCTCTACCGTCGCCAGCACCGTCATCGACAACTACACCGCCTGCCACGCCACCGCCGCTCAGCTGAACGCGCTACAGGACTGGGTGCGCATCAACACCGCGCCCGGTGCCAGGCCATGAAGAAGCCCGCCAGCCTACGCGCGGCCCTCGTTGCCGCGCTGCCGGATCTCGCTCGCGATCCCGAGCGGTTGCTGGTCTTCATCGATGCCGGCGCTCTGCACAGCACCTACGCGCCCGGCCTTAGCTATGAAACTGCGTACACGCTCAACCTGATCCTCACCGACTTCGCCGGTGATCCGCTCGTCGTATGGGTGGCTATCCTGA